GAACGAGTTCGGCGGCAAGCCTGGGGCAACCCGCCAATATCGGATCAACCTTCACCGCCTGACGGGTGTACTGGAAGACACGGGTGTACTGGAAGACGTAGACGGGTGTCATGGAAGACGCGAGACGGGTGTCACCCAGTACACCCAAACCGTCATAGAACCATCAGGAACCGTCAGTAGTAACTCTGGCGAGTTACTTGTCGGCAAGGATGCCGACGCAGCAACAACCGCTGCGCAGGACAAGAAGAAAATCCCACCATGCCCGCATCAGGAAATCATCGAGGCCTATCACGAAGCCTTGCCGGCATCCCCACGGATCCGGGATTGGACGAAAGCACGTGCTGCTCACCTGCAGGCCAGATGGCGCGAAGACCCGAAGCGCCAGAACGTGGACTGGTGGTGCCGGCTGTTCGCCTACGTCGCCGAATCCGACTTCCTGACGGGCCGGGTGGCGACTGACGGCCGCAAGCCTTTCACCGCCTCGCTCGAGTGGCTGCTGAAGCCCGAGAACTTCGCCAAGGTCCGCGAAGGCCGTTACCACGATGGGGGTGAGGCATGAACGCCCACGATCTGAACCAGCCCCCGCACTCCGTCGAAGCCGAACAGGCGGTGCTAGGCGGCCTGCTGCTCGACAACGGCGCATGGGACCGCATCGCCGACCTGCTGACGCCCGCGGATTTCTACCTCGCCGACCATCGAATCATGTTCCAAACCATGCGCGAGATGTTCGAGCGGGGCGAGTCGGTTGACGTGATTACCCTTGCGGCTGCAATACAGGCCCGTGGTGAGGCTGAAAAGGTCGGGTTGGAGTACTTGGTCATTCTGGCAACAGAAACGCCATCAGCGGCCAATTGTGCGCGTTACGCAAAAATAGTTACCGAGAAGCGGTCCCGGCGCGATCTGCTCGCTGCTGGTCACCGCATTGCCGGCCTGGCAGCGGCGGCCGGTGGCGATGCCGACGAAGCGATCCATGAAGCGCAGGCGCTGGTCATGGGCCTGAGCGAGGCGCGCGGCGCCAGCACCGAGCCACAGGCGGTCGACGATCTGCTGCCCAGCGTGCTGCGCGGTATCGACGAACGCTTCCACAAGGCCGGCGAGTTCTCTGGCATCGCCTCGGGCTATGCCGAGCTCGATCGTCTGACCTGCGGCCTGCAGCCGGGTGATCTGATCATCGTCGCCGGGCGCCCGAGCATGGGGAAAACGACGCTCGCCGTGAACATCGCCGAGAACGTCGCGGCCAATGACGGCGTGGCGCTGGTCTTCTCCCTGGAGATGGGCGCCCGCCAGCTGGTCGAGCGGTCGGTCTGCCGCTTCGGCGGACTCTCGACCACGGCCGTTCGCAACGGCGACATGCTGCAGGAAGACTTCGACCGCCTGGCGGTGGCGCTGAAGCGTCTGCAGGGCAAACGCCTGGTGATCGATGACTCGCCCCAGGCGACGCCCGGGCGGATGCGGGCCAAGGCGCGCAAGGTGAAGCACCGCTACGGCCGGCTCGACCTGGTGGTTATCGATTACCTGCAGCTGATGGCCGGCGACGGCAACACCCGGAGCGAACAGCTCGGCAGCCTGACCCGCGCGCTCAAGCTGATGGCACGCGAGCTGGGCGCCCCGGTGGTCCTGCTGTCGCAGCTGAACCGTGGCCTCGAGCAGCGCACCGACAAGCGCCCGGTGCTCTCCGATCTGCGCGAATCGGGCGCGATCGAACAGGACGCAGACGTGGTGCTGATGGTGCACCGCCCGGACTACTACGACGCCGACAGCCCTTACAAGGGGCTCGCCGAGGTGCTGATCCGCAAGCAGCGCATGGGGCCCCTCGGCACGGTGACGCTGCGCTTCGAAGGCGAGTTCTCCCGCTTCAGCGATGCTGACCCGGACGCGCTGCGCATGGTGCAGGCCAAGGCCTACGCGGCGCGCCCCCGGCAGGCTCGCAACTCAAGAGGATTCGACGATGAGTAAGCGCAGCAAGCAGGCGATCTTCCCCGGCCGCCTCGAAGACGTGCCGCCCTGGTGCTACTGGCGCCCCGGCATGAGCCCCGAGGCTGCCGCGCTCGACGCGGCCCGGGCCCTCGAACTGACTCATCCCCTCGACTTGTTGAACCTGCTGTGGGCGCTCCGGCGCCACGTCAGGACACACGACAGCCTTTCGGCAGCTGCGATGCCGGAATTCCAACCCACCACCCAAAGGAGAAACGCATGAATCCCATGGAGCAAGCCATTGCCGACTACCGGCAAGCGGACAAGGCACTGAAAGAGGCCGTCGAGAAAACCCAGGCCACGGAGCGCGAACGCGATCAGCTCCGGCAGCAGCTCGAGGCGCTGGAATCCAACGTGACATCCGCCGAGCAGGCACACGCGAACGCCGACGTGGCGCAGCGGCTCGGCGAAGCCGGCGATCTGGAAGCCACTCAGGCGGCGCTCGACGCGGCCAGGGTGGCGCTGTCGGACGCGGCCCCCGACCTGCGGCATCAGATTCGCGTCAGCGAGATTCTGGTCGAGAAGCTGTATGCCATCGCGCGCGACGCCCAGGAAAAGCACCGGGAAGCGCTGGCGGCCCTCAACGCGCACTTGGACGCGAAGCTGCTTGATCGGCTGCTCGAAGAGGTCGACGAAGCCAACCGCCGGGCGGATGAGTGGGTCGCAGCCCAGGACAAGGCCAACGCGACGCGGCAGCTGATCGAAGAGCGGTGGCAGCTGGCCGGGCGTGTTGCCGGGTGGAACTCGAACGAGCTCCAGACCGTGTATTGCAAGAATCCGCCCCACCCCGACCCGGAAGCCAGGATGGCCCACAAACAGGCGCTGCAGGCTGAGATTGCCGCAGCGAGTCGGGTCTGAACTGAAGAAGGGGACCGGGTGATGATCAAGGGAACCGTCACCGGCGGCCAGGAGGTCGCCGGCAAACTCAGCAGCGTCGCAGGTCGTGCGCGCGAGGCCATCCGCAAGTCCGTGTCTCGGCTCACGCTCGAGCTGCTGGTCAAGGTGAAGCGGGACAAGCTATCCGGGCAGGCGCTCAACGTCCGCACCGGGCGTTTGCGCCGCTCCATCACCCAGCGCGTCACCGTCAGCGGCGCAATGATCCAGGGCATCGTCGGCACCAATGTCGAGTACGGGAAGTTCCACGAGTACGGGCAGACCATCAAGGGCGAGCTGAAGCAGAAGCGCGCTGCGCTCAAGGCCGGGCTCAAGCCCAGCAGGCCGATGCTCGGTTCTGGCGATTTGCCGCCCCGCTCGTTCCTGCGTAGTGCGCTGAATGACATGGAGCCGCGCATCCGCGAGGAATTCGCGCAAGCCGTGAAAGAGAGTTCAACCACCTGGAGGTTGTTATGAGCAAGGGAAATGACATCGAAGTCCGCGTAGGCGCGGAAACCACCGGCCTCGATCGCGGCATGAAGGACGCCGCGCGGCAGGTGCGCGACGGCGGCCGCGAAATGGAAAACGGCCTCAAGGATTCGGCCGACCGATGCGCGACGGCGGCCGCGAAATGGAAAACGGCCTCAAGGATTCGGCCGACCGAATGCAGTCGATCTCCGGAGATCTCCAGAAGCGCCTGGTCGGGTTGTTTTCCATCGGCGCCATCGTCGGCTTCGTGCGTTCGACGAAGGAAGCTGTCACCCAGGCCGAGGCGTCCTATCGCGGCCTCGAAGCCGTCGCCAACTTCGCAGGCGTCGGCATCGGCCGGGCGATGGAATCGGCCGGACGGATCGCGGCGGACGGCTTGATGACCACCGCCGAGGCCTCGAAGGCGCTCCAGAATCTCCTCGCCCGCGGCTACTCACTCGAGCAGGCCGAGAGCACCCTGCTTCGCCTGAAGGATGCCGCAGCGTTCAACCGCGCTGCCCACCTGTCGATGGGCGAGGCCGTGGTGACAGCAACCGAGGGCCTGAAGAACGAAAACTCCGTCCTGGTCGATAACGCCGGCGTGACGAAGAACGTCAGCAAGATGTGGGAGGACTACGCCGCGAAGGTCGGCAAGAGCGCGAACCAGCTCACACAGGCCGAGAAGATTCAGGCCGAATACAACGGCGTAATGGCCGAAACCGAGGCCCAGATGGGCAACGCCGCCAAGGCGTCGGAGGGACTGCAAGGCCAGCAGGCACAGCTCAACGCCAACTGGGAGAACATGAAAATCCAGGTCGGCGAGGCGCTGGTGCCGGCCTTTGCAAAGCTAGCCGAGTGGGGTTCGTGGCTGGTCTCCAACGTGTTCACCCCGCTGCTGAAGATTACGAAGATCTGGGGTGCCGCGCTCGGCGCGCTGGCGGTCGACTTCGGCATCCTGTGGGACGCCGTCACGAACTTCGATTTCGACGGCGTGATGGAGAAGCGCACGCGCAACCTCCAGACCTTCGCCGACACCGCCAAGGAAATCTGGAACGAGCAAGCCGGCTCGAGCCTCCAGCCGAGCGCGGACGGAAAGCTCGGCCCCGGCGTCAACACCTCAGGCGGCGGCGGTGGCGGCGGCGCCAAGACCAAGCGCAAAAAGTCCGACGGCCCGCAGGACGTGTTCGACGGCTCGTTCGTCGCCGGCAACAAGGAGGTCGCTGACTTCATCAGGCAGCAGTACGACGACATCAACGCGATGCAGTCGGATATGGCCGCCGAGGCCGTCCAGATCGCCGAGAAGTCGAAGAACGACCGCCTCCAGATCGAGGACATGTGGATCAGCGAGCGCGCCGCGCGCGCCGAGCATGAAGTCAACATCGCTGCCGAGGCCGCCTACCAGCAGTATCAGGCAGGTCTCATCACCAAGGAACAGCTGCTCGCGCTCGACCTTGAGTTCGAGAACAAGCGCACCGCAATCCGCGCCCAGGCATTGCAGGAGCGTCTGGCGATGGTCGACCCGCTCACAGACCCTGTTGCCTACGAGGAACTGCTCCTGCAGCTCGAAGAGATCGAGCGCGGGCACCAGGAGCGCGGGGCACAGGTGCGGGGCGAGATCACCAAAGAGCAGATGAAGAGCATCAACAAGATTGTGGGCTCGCTCGAATCCGGCCTGATGCAGGTCGGCAACACGCTGCTGACCAACTGGCGCAACGTCGGCAACGCGCTGCGCTCGGTGCTGGCCAACATCGGCCAGACGATCATCCAAGAGACCATCCTGAAGCCGCTCACCGCAAAGATCGCTGCCTTCGCCAAGGATAAGGCGATAACGCTGGCCAGCATCGCTACCAAGGCTTCAGACGCGGGCGCCGGCGCGGCAGCCTCTCAGGCGTCGATCCCCTACGTCGGCCCGGTCCTGGCGCTGGCAGCGATGGCGGCGGTGTTCGCGGGCGTCATGGGCATGAGTTCCAAAGTGCCCTCGGCAGCCGGTGGCTTCGACATCCCCTCCGGCGTTAACCCGCTGACCCAACTGCACGAGAAGGAGATGGTGCTGCCGGCCAAGTACGCCGACGTGGTGCGTGGCATGGCGGCGAACGGCGGCGGGGAGGGCTTGCCCGAAGTCCACATTCACCAGAACATCAGCGCGTGGGATGGCACCGACGCGCGCCGCGCACTGGTCGGCAACAAGGGCGCGGTGTTCGAGGCCGTCAAGGCCGCCTTGAGGGACTTCAAACGATGAACGAGAACAACGTTATCCAGTTGCCAGATTCCATGCCAAGGCAGTGGCGGGTTTTCGAAGACCTGCTGCGGCGCGAGCTGGACACGATCGGCGCCGATCCGGCAGTCTCGGAGCTCGCCCTCGCACGCCTCAAGCCGCTCTACCTGAAGCACTCCAAGCCGCGGGAAATCCCTGCAGGCGCCAGTCGAGATGAACAGCTTCAGGCGATCAACGAATGGGTCACCCAGCTGGCGGGATTCCTGCTTTTGGAAGTGCTGATCCGTGAGATTCAGCTGATCCGCCTGCGCGGGGAGGGCGGCTGAGCCATGGCAAAACAGGCTGATTCCACACCAGACCGGGCGCCGGGCGGCACGGGTGCGGGCCTTGTGGTGCTACCCGCCCCCCGCATCAACCTGAACGATCTGGACGGCGTGCGGCGGGAAATGGCGCGCGTGTACCGGGACATGCGGGGCGGCCGCGTGCATTCTCAGGACGGCGCGCGCCTGGTGTACGTGCTGGGTGAGTTGCGCAAGGTGTTCGAGGCCTGCGACCTGGAGAAGCGCATCAAAGCGCTGGAAGGGGGGCACGATGGCAACGCTTGAACAACGCTTGGCGAAGTTGGAGTCGCTCCGTTCACGTCGACGCCTTGAGGATGATCCCCAGCCGGCCGCCATGCACCGGCTGGTCATCGCGCTGCGCGAAGCACTGCCAGACGATCGGCCAGGGTATGCCGAGGGGCACCCGATTTACGAGGTCGGGCACCTGTGGCACGCGGACAAGGTCCGGGCCCTGGCTGAGCGGATCGAGGCCTGCGAGCTCGGCGAGGAAGACCGCATGCTGCTGGGCAGCCTGCCCCCTGACGCCCTGGAATGTCTCGACATGACGGCGCCGGAGCTGGTCGCCATGCTCGAGCGGGTCGAAGCGATGTACTGAACAACAACGGGCGTTTCTCCTTGGGGTGATTAACCCATGATCCCCCCACCTTATCCCGGCCGCGTGCCGGGATTTTTTTCCCCCTAGCCGGCGTCAGTGGGCGGCACCAATGGCCTCAGGCTTGGCTTCAATGCACCGGGAATGTTGTCGATCCCAGCCAAGCCGTCAGCGAAATGAAGGAGGGCTTTTTGGACTGCAGGCGGGTGAGCTTGGTGTCGCTGCGAGGCTTCAACGCACATGTACAGGTGAGAAGCGATTTTCCGTCTGTGCTCACTGTCCTCGATGTAGGGGCCCCAAATTACCGCGTCCAGCAAAAACTCGATGAAGAGAACTCTCTCTTCAAGGCTCATGGATTCTTCAGGCATCCCGAACTCCTTTATATGGGTCGACCGATCTTAGCTTACTTATCCAGTCGGCGATCCGGGCGGGGTACAGCGCGAAGGGATGATCTGCCCCCAACTGCTCGGGAAAACTCACAGCGGTGGGTATGGTGGTGGGTTTTTCTGCTGCCTGAATGTAACTTCTTGTTTTTGTGTGAGTGTTGGCGGAAGCGGTGAGATTCGAACTCACGGATGGCTTGCACCATCGCCGGTTTTCAAGACCGGTGCCTTAAACCGCTCGGCCACGCT